CCCGAACCGTTGGGCAGGATCAGCCCGGACTTTGCTTGGCTGGCGGTGGCGGCCAGGTCCTTGGCGAGGCGTTCCATGGCGTCCGGGCTGAGTTGGAGGGTGACGCTGAGCGCGCCCTGGGTGAGCGCGAGCATGCACAGCGGTTGACCGTTGGGTGCGATGCCGTGGCCGATCTGCCACTGCAGCGGGTTGACGACCGCCGGCGCGGGCTGGCCTGGCTGCATCGTTCGCCTTCCTCACTCAGTTCGGCAGGGACACGGTGTAGGTGGTCACCTGATAGGTGCCCTGCCCGGCGAACACCTCCGGGGTGAACTTCTGCACGTCGCCGTCGCCGATCGCAGTGATGTCGATCGCCGACCCGCCGAGCGTGGTCGCCAGCCGGAACGCATCGGTGGTTAGCCCGGTCGCGATCACGAAATACTCGGTGTCCTCGGCCAGACCGGTCGGCAGGGCGGCGCCGATCGTCGCCCACACGAGTACCGAGTTGCCGGCCACCAGGCCGTGCGCCGGGGAGAAGATGTCGTTCGCGGTGACCCCGGCCGAGTCGACCGAGAACGCGCGCCGCGCCGACGCCCCGGCCGGACTCCACGTCTTCTGCGTGCCGGCGGTCAGCGCATCGTAGTTGCCGACCGCCCGGACCGTGGTGCCGGCTGGCACGTCGAACGTCTGCGCCGCCGACATCGCCTTGGCCCGCCCAGCCGCGGCGGAGAACGTGAACGGCTTCCGCGCGTACGCCGGCGACCCGCCGGTCAGCTCGTTGCCGCCGGCCGGCGGGAAGCCCGTGTGCAGCGACAGGTGCGGGGTGGTGGTCAGCCCGGCCGCGACCGCAGAGTCGAGCAGCGCGTTCGCGCACGCGTCGGCGATAACAACGGTCACGGTCCCCTCCGATTTCTACTGGATCAGATGCGCGGTAACCGAATAGGTGATCGTGATGCCGTTGCCGTGGGTCATCGTGATCCGCACCTGTTCAGGGGTGAAGTCGTTCGCCACGAGGTTCGCGGCCACCACCAGCCCCGGCCCGACCCGCAGCGTCCGGGTCACCACCGCGGTCAGCGCGGCGCCGGTCAGCAGATTGAACAGCTTCCCGGACGTTACGTCGATGCCGTCGATGGTGGGCACCACCGACGGGGTGACCCCGACCGCGGTCACATCGATCACCAGCAGCAGCATGTTGCAGTTGAACTTCTCTAGATCGATGTCGACCGCGGTCGGAGTGGCGGTGCGTGCCGCAGACGGATAGACGACGAGCTCACTCACGGCGTGTTACTTCTTCTTCAGATCGTCGCGGGTCAGCTTCGCCCCGGTGAACGGGTCGACGGCCTTGCCGACACGCTCCAACTCTTCCCGGGTGCCCTCAGCCATGCCGAACGACGGCGGCTGGGGCACGTTCGGAACGACCACGCCAGCTTCGGCGAGCTTGTCTTCCAACTCCTGCGTCTCGGCCTTCAGCTCGGCCAGCCGCTCGACGTCGGCCTTGTACTCCTTCGGGACGGCGTCCGCGGCGCTCGCCGGGGCGGCCGCCGCCTTGGCCGGCGCCGCCGTCTTGGTCTCTGCCATGGATTCTTCTCCCCTTACACCGGGTCGTAGATGACTTCGCGAACACCGTTGATGTCGGAGATCGCGGTGGCCTTGTAACCCCAGATCCCGATGTACACGTTGGCGACCTCGGTCATGTTGATGTCGAGCCGGTTCGGCGCCGACGCCCAGCCGTGCACCGACCCCCGGTCGAACAGGTAGCTCGAGGCGGGCACGATGCCGGTCGCGGCGAGCGCCCACGCCGGATATGCGACCACCCCGTTGACGTCGAGCGCGCCGAACCGGGACTCGGTGGTGCCACGCGCGTTCTGTGGGCCAATCGATGCGTAGTAGGGCCGAAGCGTGGTGTCCTTCGCCGCGACCAGCGCCATGTACAGGTCAATCTGCGCGTACAGGTCGGTCATGGAGAAGCCGCCGCGGACGAACTGCAGGGCGGCCAGCGCCGACTCCAATTCGGAGACCAGGGTTTGCTTATTGGTGCCGCCGCCGACGGTGAACGTAGCCAGCGAGGTGGGCGTGGCCGCGTCGAGCTCGACCACGATCGCCGCCTCGAGAGCCTCATACCAGCCGCGTTGCATCTGCCGCCAGATCAGATCGGACACCTGTGGGTTGCCGCCGGCGTCGAACACCTCGCGGGAGATCTTCGCCTTGCCGGAGACGGCGGTCGGGGTGATCGTCTGCGTGGTGACCACGAACGTGCCCGACGACGGCTCGGTGCCCTGCGTGTGCGCACCGACCAGGGTGCCCGACGAAGAGAACTTGGGGAACACGAACGGGGTGACCTCGGTCAGGGTGCCCTTGTTCACCGCATCCCAAATCGGATACCGGAAGTCGCGCTGATCCACGTACATGTCCGGCCGCTGGATGTTGGGGTTGACGCCGGCCACGTTCGTGGTGATCACGTCGAACTGTGCCCGCACGAACGACAGGGCCCGATCGTAGGCGCCCTTGTCGCCGTTGCCGAGCGCGGCGAACAGGTCGGAGGAGAAGTCGTGTGAGCCGCGGCCCAGATTGCCCTTGCGGTCGAACCGGTACGGTACCGGCTCGTTCACGCTGGCGTTGGCGGTGCGCCGAGTCGGATCAACCGACGGGCGTGGCTCCGGCGGAGCCGTCGGCAACCCGAACAGGGTCCCGAACGCACCAGACTTGATCAGGGTATCGATCTGCTGCGCCGACAGGGTCAAACCCTCCGGCGGCTTCGACGGTGGCTGCGCCGCCTTGGCCAGCGCGTCCATCGCGCCGGGCCGGGTCAGCAACAGCATCATCTGATCCTTGGACAGGGAAACGCCGCCGGACGGCTCCGCCGGCTCGTCAGGTTCGGTCGCGACGGTGGCGTCGTCGTCCGGCTCGGTCATGGTCGTCCTTCCATCGGTACGGCTCGCGGCAACCTTGGTCACGCGGGCGTCGTCGAACACGGGTTCCGGGGTGAGCGCCACATGGCGCAGGTCGGCGCGGGTGACCAGCAGACCGCGGCCGGTTCTGTCGGCCGGGTCGGGTTGGGCGTCGTCGTCGCCGAAGTCGATGCCGACGGAGAAGCCGTCCATTACCCGGTCTTCGGCCAGCTGCAGGGCCCGGTCACCCTCCGGGCCGCGGGCCACCTTGAACCGGGCGAACAGGTTCGTGCCCACCTGCCGCAACACGGTGGCGTAGCCGAACGACTGGGCCGAGTCGTGCATGATGTTCAGCTTGACCCGGCCGGGGTCGGCCCACCGCAGGGCGCCCTTGGCGAACCGGAACCGGAGTCCATCCTTAGCGCCGACCGCGCCGTAGGGCATGATCGAGCCTTCGATGATCCGCCGGTCCTTGTCGACGGAAAAGCCGGTGACCTGCACGTCGGCGAAGGTCAGCCGATCGCCGCGGTCGAAGGTGTGTACCGGCCCGCGGGATGCGTCGACCATCTCCGGCATCGACGGTGCCGCCGGCTCCGGCTCGGGTTCGGGTTGGGTGTCGGCGGGCAGCGGCGGCAGCCCTTCCGTCTCGCGGATTTCGGGCACGGTAATCGCTCCCATCCCCTTCGCCGTCTCGTACACGTCCCATCGAGTGGCCGGGTCGGCCTTCATGTAGTCGTCCAGCAGGAATCCCACGGTGTGCCCGCGTGGGGTCACGTCATCCATCGACAGCCGGTCGGTGACCGCCCGCATGTAGGCGGCCAGCACCTCGTTGATGCGATCCTGCCGCCGATCGGTGGCGTTCTGATATGTCCTCGAGGTGGTGGACACGCCGACGTCCTCGGGGTCGATGCCGACCTCATTCGCGACGTCGAGGTTGGCCTGCCGCTGCAGCTCGACCAACTGCAGATCGCGCGGGCTCGGCGAGTCGACGGTGTTGTACTTCAGCGCCGCCGGCACATACGCGGTGCTGCGCTTCTGACGCGACAACTTCCACTTGCCAAGGAACGTCACGACCTCGTCATCGTCGACCGGGTCGGCGCCCTCGGTCGGGGTGAAGTAGTCCAGCAGACGCGGATCTTCCGCATACAGCCGGGCGGCCTGGTCGAGCAGCACCGCCCGTTTGATCGCCCGCGCCCCAGCCTTCAGCAAGGGAGGGTTCGGCGAGTCGAACCGGATCACCTCACGGCCCGAAGTCGCCTTCCCGTTGATCCACACGATCGGCTCGTGCGGGTCGATGCCTGAGGGCAGCGGCGCCGCCGCGCGGCCATCCTGCGGCGGCTCGATCGACACCGACCCGACGTCGAGATGCCGGATGTCGGTCGGGAACCCGTCCCACCCAAACCCGGTGATCTGCCACCACGAAATGGATTCGAAAAGCAGATCTTCGATGGTCTGCGCCAGAGTGACCACGTTGGCGACATCGCGGTCCAGCTGCCGGAACAGCGGATTATTGTCGACGATCCGCCGGTCCGGGCCGCGCTGCACCAGTGGCAGCGTCGCAATCGAGCAGATCATGTTGCGGCCCTTGAGGACCGCCGGCACCGACAGCGCCTCTGCCCGGCTGATCCTGGGTGGCACCGCCCCGGCGGTGATCCCGAGCATCTCGGCGATGATCGTGTCGATGGGGCGGGGCGGGCTGTCGAACGTCGCGGTGGGCTTCGCCTGATATCCGGCTGACATGTCGAAGAACTCGCGGATGCGAGTTCTCCAGGTCATGCGGGCAGTATTGCACCCCGCGCAGGAAATCCTACGGTTCCGGGGCGCCCTCGCCGTAGAATTTACGGCGCGACGAGGATTCTCGGCCTACCGGTCGGCTTGGGCAGCGTCAGCGCCACATGCACGGCGCCGGCGGCCGCATACGCCGCATCGCAGTGCGCGGCGCCCTGCCGTACGAACCGCCATCCATCGCCCTCCGGTAGCCGCTGCGCGCCGGTCGCATGCGCCGTCAACAGCGGATCGTTGCGGTGCACGATCAGCCGGGCCGCGACCAGGTCGGCGAAGCCCATGCACGCCTCACCCACCGCCGTGCCCTTGATCTCCACATAGCGTTTCGCCAACATCGGCGACTGCGGCCGCAGCAGCGGCGCCAGCGGCTTCGCCGGCCCGGACGGGAACCACGCCACCCGCCGCGGCCTGATCTCCGCCAGCTTGCCGGGCAGCTCCCGCCGAGCCCGCTCCGTCGCCGGCCCCTCCGGCGTCGTATCCCACGCCGCAGCCACCTCGATCCGCACCCGACCATCCGGCAGCACCGCCGCCAGCGCCAGCGTCACATGCTCGGAATCCATGGCCACATCCACACACGCCACCCAGTCGTGGCGTACCGCATCAAGCGTCGGATCGGCCGACTGCATCCACGCATCCGGATCGACTGCATGGTCGAGCTCGTCGACGAACTGGCAGAGCACCTCGGTGCGGAACAGCTCCGGCGGGTCCGACACCATCGCAGTCCGGATCGCCCGCTCGGTAGTGCCACCCGGCCGGCCCAGCGACGGATTCGCCGCCGCCCACGCACGACGGTCATCCAACGCGCAGCCGTCGACGCCCGACCATTCGAACAAGCCGATCGACGGGTCGGTGCCAGCCAGCGCCACCGACCGCAGATGCCGCAGCACGACAGCCTTCCGATCGCCGGCATTGGAGAATGCCCAAATTTGCCCGTCATCGCGCGCCATCGTCGTCTTCGACAGCGCCGCCCAACCCTCCCAGTCGGTCTGCTCGCGCAGCTCGTCGAACGGCACCAGATCAGCCGACGGGCCACGCCCCGACGACCGGGTCGCCGCCTTGATCCGATACCGGCCCGCCGGACGCCCCTCTAGGTCGAGCACCCGAAACCACTCATCGTTGGTCCGGCGCCACACCTTCCCCAGCCGCTCCGAATACACCGGATGGGCTTGAATCGCCTCGATCGCGTCCTCCCACACCTCGAATGCCCGCGACCGGTCCTGACCTGCCGCGACCACCAGCCGCGCACCCTGATCAAACAGCCGCCACAACGCCAGCATCCGCATGAACCGCGTCTTCCCGCTCTGCCGAGCCTTCAGCACGACCACAACCCGGAACCGGTAACGGCCCAACGCATCCAATTCCAGCCCGCGCAGCGCCAACTCCTCCTGAGATGGCCAGAACGGCTCCCCAAACGCCCGGGCGAACCTGATCAGCTCACGACCCCGCGTAAGCGTCGGCAGACCACGCGAGTTCGGCACCAGCGGCGGAGTGAACAGCCGCGGCCGCGTCGAACCGAGCAGCACCGCCACAGTCAGTCAGCCGGGATCACGTAGGCGATGTCGGTTGGCTGATAGAGGCGGTTGTCGACTGTGGTGGCGACGGCGATGGCGTCGGCGGGGATCAGCCGATGGGCGGCGGTGAGCGCGTCCAGCACCGCCCGCGCCTTCCTCTGGTAGCCGTGCGAAATGGCAGCTGTCGGTACCGCTTCCTGTCCCCAATCGATGGCAGCAAGCGCGCCGGCGACGAGCTCGACGTCCTGATCGGTATATGCGGTCATGCCACCACCCCCAGCCCGTGCCGGCCGGTGCCCCGGAACACACACAAACAG